GTTTGACCCCGTGTCATTGAAACGGGTGTTTATTCCAATACAGAGGAGGTTTGAGGGGTTGACGTTTCCGACTCCCACGTTTCCAGAGGTTACAAGGGAGTTTACGGAGTTTGTAAACTGGACAGTGTTTGAGGTTGTGTTTCCGTACCCAACAACTGTGCTGAGTGGCAAAATGACTTGGGACGACGTGATGCTCGTTATGCGACCGGATGTGTCCACCGTAATTGTGGGAGTTTGAGTTGTCGAGCCGTATGTTGCTGCTGTAGTAGCTCCGGCTACGTTTGAAAGAAACTGGGCCGACCCATAGTATCTCGTGGCCGTCACATTACCGTTTGTAATCATCCCGGTGTTTGACCCGGTGTCGTTGAAACGAGTGTTGACACCAATACAGAGAAGGTTCGAGGGGTTGACGTTTCCAACTCCGACGTTTCCAGACGTAACGAGGGAGTTTATAGAGTTTGTAAACTGGATGGTATTTGATGTTGTATTACCGTAACCAGCAACCTGGGCAAGGGTCGCAGCGACCTGAGTAGAAACTATGCTCGTAATGCGACCAGTTGCGTCAACAACAATCTGGGGCATTGCGGTCCCGGACCCGTATGTTGCGGCGGTTGTAGCTCCGGCCACATTGGAAAGAAACCGAGCAGACCCATAGTAATTGTTAGCCGACACGTTCCCGTTTGTAATCATCCCGGTGTTTGACCCCGTGTCATTGAAACGGGTGTTTATTCCAATACAGAGGAGGTTTGAGGGGTTTGCGTTTCCGACTCCCACGTTTCCGGACGTTACAAGGGAGTTTATAGAGTTTGTAATCTGGATGGTATTTGAGGTTGTGTTTCCGTACCCAACTGCTTGTGCGAGTGTCAGGACAACCGGGGTCGACGTAATGCTGGTTATGCGACCGGATGTATCCACAACAACTTGGGGCATGTTGGATGAAGAACCATACGTCGCGGCGGTTGTAGCTCCGGCTACGTTTGAAAGGAACTGGGCCGACCCGTAGTATGTTATGGCTGTCACGTTACCATCGGTAATCATACCGACGTTCGACCCAAGGTCATTGAAACGCGTCTTGGTTCCGATACATAGAAGGTTCGAGGGGTTTGTGTTTCCAATTCCGACGTTGCCTTGCGAAATGAGTGAAATACCACCGATGTTACTCAATACTATGATGTTGGCTGATGTTCTCCCGTATGTGAGAACCTGATCAAGTGACAATATCACAGGCGTCGACACTATGCTCGTAATGCGACCAGTTGCGTCCACGACAATCTGGGGCATGTTGGACGTGGACCCATATGTTGCGGCGGTTGTAGCACCAGCTACATTTGAGAGAAACTGGGCAGACCCGTAGTAATAGTTGGCGGTCACATTTCCGTTTGTAATCATACCTGTGTTTGACCCGGTGTCGTTGAAACGGGTGTTGACCCCAATACAGAGAAGGTTCGAGGGGTTAGCATTACCCACTCCCACGTTTCCAGACGTGACGAGAGAGTTTATCGAGTTTGTAAACTGGATGGTGTTTGATGTTGTGTTTCCGTACCCAGCAGCCTGTGCGAGTGTCAGAATGACCGGGGTCGACACGATGCTCGTAATGCGACCGGATGTATCCACAACAACTTGGGGCATGTTGGAAGTGGACCCATACGTCGCTGCGGTTGTAACTCCAGCCACGTTGGAAAGAAACTGCGCCGAACCATAGTACCTCGTTGCTGTAACATTTCCGCTGGTAATCATACCGGTGTTGGACCCAAAGTCGTTGAAACGCGTCTTGGTCCCGATACAGAGAAGGTTCGAAGGGTTTATGTTCGAGATGCCAACATTACTGAACGTTTGGATGGACGTAAAGTACCCAACATTGGCCACAACGTTTCCGTTGACAACCATGATGTTCGAACCAAACTCTGTAAAGTATGTATTCGCTCCAACGCTGAGAAGATTGAGAGGGTTTGTGTTTCCAATACCGACATTGCTACCAGGGTTTGTCATGATTGCGGTCGCCCCCGTGAAGCTCGCAGCCTGTGAGGCTGTGTTACCGTTACCAAGAGCTTGCTGAAAATTAAGGCTCGCAATGACGCCTACTGGGACTATGTTTGTGATTCTCCCGTTTGCGCCAATTGTAATCTGAGGCACAAGCGTGCTGGTACCATACACACCAGGGTTTACGCTCGTTGTCCAAGTTGAATAGTATGCGTTTGCGTATATCAAATTTGATTTTATGTCACCAGATGTTGTGAGGGCGTTTGAATCAGTCTCAGAGAATCTCGTCTTCGACCCAACGCTCAATATGTATCCGGAATCGGGGTTTGTGTTTGCCACGGCTGCTGAACCATTCGAAACGAACGACATTCCAGAGTTTGTAAATCGAATTGTGTTTGACACGGTGTTTCCGGTGTTTACAACTTGTTCGAGGGTTCCGGTATATGTCGAAAAAACCTCTGTTATGTTTGTTATTCTTCCGAGTGCGTCAACAGTTATGACTGGGTTTTTACCACCATCTCCATACGTGCCAGCTGTAGACACCCCTGCTATATTTGAAAGCTCACCACCGTATCCGTAGTATCCCAGGGCTGAAATGTTTCCAGTTGTGACGATCGAATTGCTCGTGGTTGACTCTTCGAAATATGTTCGCGTACCAACGGCCAATAAACGGTTACCAGGGCTTCCGTTCGAGATGCCGACGCCAGTTGAAGTTGTGAAAAGTAAACCTTGCTGGTAAATTTCACCAGTACCGTAGTTATAACTCAGCACATTTCCAGAGAATGTAGTTGGGTCTTCGCGGACGGGTCGCACGTTGAACGATTCAGAATTGTAAGGTACAAACGAACCACCCGTCGCGTTCAAGAATATAGTCTTGTCTGGGATGGGATCGGTAGAACCAGTCTGGTACCCTATTGCCACCGCGTACTGTCCATGACGAACCGACGCAGCCCTGTATCCTATGGCTATAGAACCAATCGCCTGACTCGTGAGACCAGCCTCCTGTCCAATCGCAACAGTCTGAATTCCCTGATTTGAATTTCCGGCGAGTGTACCGACGGCCACAGACTCGTACGACTGATTCAGCTGACCAGCTCCGTGACCCAGAGCTATAGACGAATACGACTGCGAAGTCTGACCGGCAATCTGACCGATGGCAACAGACTGTGACGCTTGATACGCGTATCCGGCTCCGGCTCCTATCGCAACTGAGCCAATTTGCTGAATGTTTGAACCTGCCAAGTATCCGATTGAAACGGAATTGGAAGACTGAAGATTCGACCCAGCCCCAAGACCAAGCGCAATCGCATAGCTACTCTGCGAGTTTTTACCAGCGTCTTGACCGATTGCCACGGACCCCTGTTTTTGTATGTAATTACCAGCCAGCCTACCTATAGCAACTGAACTGCTTCCCTGTGAAGTCTGACCAGCTTGGTTTCCAAGTGCGATACTGGAGGTATTCTGAACAATCTCACCGGCTTGATTACCAATCGCGATGGAAAACGACGATTGAAACGACCTACCAGCCCTGTACCCTATCGCAGACGAGTTTACATTCTGTATAGTCTGCCCGGCTTCGAATCCAATGGCTAACGACTGCGAGGCTTGATTTACTTCTCCTGCAGACTGACCGATGGCCGTAGAAGATACACCTTGTGAAGAGGTGCCCGCGAGAGTTCCGATCGCGAGAGCCGACGAACCCTGTGAAGACGTACCAGCCCTAAACCCTATCGCGGTTGAATTCACAGCCTGTGTAATTTTACCAGCCAGGTGACCGATGGCGATCGACTGAGACCCCTGAGTAGACTGCCCAGACTCTCGCCCTATAGCTATCGAATTGAGACCCTGTGACGTCTCACCCGCTAGGAATGATATAGCAACAGCGTTAGAACCCTGTGATGTTTGACCGGCCTGGGCCCCGAGGGCCGTTGCGAACATTCCTTGCGCAGACTGACCGGCCTGATACCCGATAGCCATGGCTCCCATCTCCTGGTTCACATAGCCAGCAAAAGCTCCTATAGCAACAGCATTGGCATCTTGATCCCCTTGACCAGCCTCATACCCGATAGCCACAGACGAACTCCCCTGCCCCGTCGTTCCAGCCCGAAACCCGATAGCCACACTCTGTTCTGATGCGGCTCCCGCAAATGGACCCACCGCGGTTGAAAAAGGACCAACACCGGTCGTTCCAATCTGGAGTCTGTCGGCAAAGGATCCAGAAATGGTAATGGGTCCGGCAAAATCGAGAGACACACCAGTTCCCAAGACCGCCTTTGAGTTTACGGTGTCGACCGCAAAAAACGTCTTGTTTTGCGAGTACACTTGAAACTTGTTGGTCGGAACCGAGGTACCCACACCCACATACACGTTATCCACGTCTCCACCTGGTCCCAGAGAGATGACATTTCCAAAAGTCGACGTGTTACACGTGAGAATGTCCAATTGAACGTCAGAGTCCCCTTTATCAGTGTTGGCCGCCTTGGTCGGGTCTCTCGCCGAAAGGGTTAGTATACCACCGCCACCGGAAGCGCTGAGTGCCCCGGACTGCTTTACACTCACCTTGGCGACTGCGTGTTTATTTGCAGCGGCAGTGGCATCGCCAGTCGACACGAAACTAAAATTTGCGACATCAGTCCCGTAGCCGTTTGTCGAATCATTTGAAACGAGCCACACGTTCGCCTTGTTTGAACTGCCGTAAATTTTAAGAACTCCCGCCGTCGTGAGAGGTCGAATCGATAAAGCTCCAGAATTGAACTGAATTTCTGGGTCCGCCGTGGAAAACACAATATTCGAACGTAACAGAACATTAGACGCCGTCACGTTCATGACGTTGAGAATGCTCACATTTGCGTTGACTTGGAGGTATTCTTTTTGGGACGTGACGATGTTTGAAGTGATGATCGGGATGAGATTCGTTCGCCCACCAAACTCAACACCCTCAAAAAAGAGTCGACCGTCACTGAGATATTGAAACCCTTGACCAGCTTGATAGTTTGTCGTAGTGGACTGTCTGAGAGCCAGGTTGGACCCTATTGTAACCTTCGAACTGCTGTTGTACGGAACAATGAGATCAGCCGACATGACTGCATAATTGTTCGTTCCTGTGTTTACTTGGGTGCCGTTAAAATACAGAGAGCCACTGTTTGCGGACAGCGTAAAGTTTCCTGGTGCTACGATGTCAGTCCCCGAGTCGGCAAACTCAATCAAGCGAAGTGACTGCGTATCGCCTCGACTAGCCATCTATTACATTAGTTGCCGAATAAAATTCCACCCAAACCATTCTGGATTTTCAACACGTTGTAGTTTACGGCGTACACAACACCTTGCGTCACTTGGGTCGTAACAGAGTTTGTGAGATATGTTGAAACCACATTATTGAGTATGAGCTTGGCATTGTCAAGGCGACTGAAATTACAAGTCCCGGTTGGTCTATAACTTGTCGAATTGAGACAAAAGTTGTACATGTAGAGGAGCGTTATAGTGGGCTGTTGCGGGAGAGACGCCGACCTGTTCCACGATATGACGGCGTTGTCCGTGTGGTAAAACGATTGGACAACATGAAAGTACATGGGTGACATTTTCTCAAATACGGTCGTACCGTTGAGTTGAAGCTCGGCGTCGCTGAACGTAAACGTGGACCCGCTCACGACCGTCCTGCGGGTGCTGTCCTCAACTCCAAAAAATAAGGTTTTCACCGGGTGATTGATCATGCTGAGATCTATGCTATTCACTACGCCGGTCGACACCGGTACGTTGTATCTCTGAACCTGTGAGATGATAATCTCCATACTCTTGCTCGTCATCTCCTCGCGCTCTTTCGTGTCGAGGAAGATGTAGTTTGCGTATGGGACGATATCCGGGCAGCTCTCAACCTGAGGCCCCCACTGAATACGTATTTCAACCTCGTGGTACTGAAGGGCCACTATGGGAATGAACGAATGAAGGTCGCAGAAGAAGAAGTGAAACGGCAAAAAACTCTTACACGAGTCGGTCCACCCGTTGTTTATGATGGTTGATTTTGAGTACGTCTCGGCGAGGTACGGCTGCCACGCCTCTGACAAGAATTCAAACGTCTGCGAGTCAATCTTCTGACCCCCTATATAAAGATCAAACGTCGTACCGTTCAGGTAATCGGTGAGATTGTTTCCCTCAAGCCACATGTAGTTCACGAGGTCTCCGTAACTTTTTAAAAAAATACTAGAAAATCCACTGTTTTTGGGAGACTGACCGCTGAATTCAAGCTTCTTTGGAGCCTGTGAAAAGTTTGTGTGACGAATGTACACCATTCTGAAAAGGGACTCCGACCCTTCGTTGTTGATGAGATACATGTCCTGAGCGCCTTTCGATACGAGTTGGATGACACCTCCAGACATTATTACTTATAATAGACATTTTCCTTTGAAAGGATTTACTTCAGATGGGTCCGGTTCGTCGTTTACAATTTTGAAACCACCTTGATTGTAGACCCGACGCCTCTTTGAATACATTGCGTACAACATCGACCACTGGTCGACAATGTCGTAAATCTGCGGGTGATTCTTTTTACCATCCGTCTCTCTCATGACACGACCGATCGACTGTTTGATGTCAGACTTTGGCGTAGAAAGTATAATGGTATCGAGACTCGGGATATCAAGACCCTCGTGCGCTTGACTGAAAGTTCCGAAGATGATCCTCTTCTTGCTCGAAGCCTCGAGATCAGCCTCCTTCATGCCACCCATGTAGAGACCAGAAATGTCTGGGAAGAAACTCTGTAGAACCTGGCAATGATGACGACGGTCGGAGAGGACCAACAACTGTCGATTCGTCTTCATGATTTTTCGAATAGTTTTGAGAATCATGTCGTTTCGTTCATTGTTTTCAATGAGGTCCGTAATCATGTTTACGAGCGAAACTTTTCCAAATCTGGTGGTCGGGGGAGGATCTCTAAAAGCTTTACAATCAAATTGAATGGGGATAACCTCAACCTGTTTTTGATTTTCTCTTTCGATGCTGAAAAAAGTCGGACCCATGAACCAATGAAGAACCTTCGTGAGACCATCCTTCCTGTCCGGCGTCGCAGAGAGTCCGTAAATGTGCTTGGGACACATTTTGAAGAGTGACTGAGAAAACACCTTGGCGCATATGTGGTGAGCCTCGTCCACGAAAACAGTCCCAACAGTCTCAAACTGTTCGAACGTGTACTCTTTCATGGATAACGACTGAAGCATAGCAATCACAAAATCGCACTCGATCTCAATCTTATTTTGTTGTACGATGCCTATTGTGGCGCCCGGACAAAACTGTTGGATTCGCTCCCGCCACTGATTCGCCAAAAACTCCTTGTGAACTATGATCATGGTTCTGAATCCTAGTTTACAAGCTATTGCGAGAGCCACGGTCGTCTTTCCGTACCCGCACGGCAGAGAGAGGACCCCGTGACCAGCCTCGATCGCCTTTCCAAATGCTTCGTTCTGGCTCGTGGCGTCCCTGAGAACCCCGGTAAACTTCATGGAAACCTTGTGAGGTTCGGGGCGCTTGTCCTCGGTCGGTGGCCCACATTTTTCAACGCCATAGAACCTCGGAACGCAGAGACCTTTCTTAGCGGGTTTGAAAACTTTGAAAGGTGGCGGCGGGAATCCAAAGTCTCCGCTCAGAGTCGGTCGCACCGTGAGATCTTTTTTAATTTCCTGAGTATCGTCAGAGATGTACCCAGATCTGGTGAGAATACCCATTTATAACTTAAAGCGTTAAAACTTTATGTTATAAATGCTGTCTGTTTCAGAGAACATTCGCATCCTACAGGAGAACAAGAACAAGCTCAACGAGCAAACGGCTCTTATTCAGCAAGAGCTCGTCAGACTCGACGGGAGTCTTCGGGTTTTTACAAATCTGAGGGACCTCGGCGTTGAGAACATTCCGATCCCAACAGATGAGGTTATCAACAGGGAAGTCACTGATACATTAGACTAAACAGCTTCCAAGAAGGCCCGCAGTACCCATTGACTGACCAGACCCCGCAATATTCTAAAACAACCGTAACCTTGTCACCCTTTACCAGCTCT